TGACCTATCGCCAGTAGGTTATCGGTATTTTTTAAGAGCGAACAATGACCTCAAGGATTCCCTTTCTCTCATCGGTGCTTGCCCAAGACGGCATGTACTGTGTGGTGGGATTGAAGAAGGGTGCGCCTAGACAGACTTTTGTAGAGACATTAGAAGAAATTGACGGTGTAGTAGAAGGGTTACTTTCACAGGGATACGATGCGTATTTCGGATGTGCAAAGTATTTGAACGCCTCTGAAGGGCGGACAGCACAGAACGCTAAATGGTTCAGAGCATTTTGGCTCGACCTTGATTGCGGTGATAACAAGCCTTATGAAACACAAGCACAAGCAATAAATGCACTCAAAGAGTTTGTACAGACCACTGGTCTTCCAAAACCAACACTTGTAAATTCAGGACGTGGTGTACACGCATACTGGACACTTACGGAAACAATCTTCTACAACGACTGGAAGCCAACCGCTGAAGCGTTTAAGAAGTTCTGTGCATCCTACAACTTGTATGCAGATCCCGCAGTTACAGCAGACGCGGCCCGTATCCTCCGAATACCGGAGACATTAAACTTTAAAGACTCACCACCCAAGCAAGTCGGTGTGTTGGTAACTTCACAACCCGTTGACTTCAAGCGATTTCAAGCCATCGTAGGCATTACAACAGATGATGAGGCTGATGACCTGCCGTTTGCCGCCCCCGTGCGTAAACAGCCAATGGATGCAACCACCCGCGCTTTGATGGGTAACAGCGTGTCAAGATTTGGCACGATCATGCGCAAAAGCGCACAAGGCAAGGGGTGCGCACAACTAATCTCAATCTACCGCGACCAAGAGAACACCGAAGAACCGTTATGGCGAGCAGGACTTTCAATCGCAGTTAATTGTGAAGATGGTGAGTTGGCAATCCACAAGATCTCGCACGGTCATCCTGAATATGACCCAAAAGAGACGAGAGACAAAGCCAACACCCTACTTACAAAACCTTACAAATGCGCCACGTTTGCGGGTCTAAATCCCGACGGGTGTGTAGATTGCCCGAACAAGGGCAAGATCACTTCACCAATTCAAATTGGCGCACAGATTGCGGAAGCAAAAGCAGAGGACAACATTGTTGTCATGCACAGCGCTACGTTAGAAGAAGAAATTACAGTTGAGATTCCGGAGTATCCGTTCCCGTACTTCCGAGGCAAGAATGGGGGTGTCTACAAGCGTGGTATCCCATCTGAGAAAGCCAAGAAGAAAGACGAAGAAGACGATGATGAGCGCGACACTCTCGTCTATGAGTACGACTTGTATGTCGTCAAACGACTGACTGACCCCGATGCGGGTGAATCTCTATGGATGCGACTGCACATGCCCAAGGATGGGATACGCGAGTTCTCATGCCCACTGGCAAGTGTGCTGTCGAAGGACAAGTTTCGTGAAGTCTTGGCGTACCAAGGCGTCACTGCGTATAACAAAAGATTGGATGGACTTATGGCGTATATCACCCGATGGGTTAATGAGTTGCAACAGTTGTCTGAGGCTGAGAAGGCGCGGCAACAATTTGGTTGGTGTGACAACGACACCACGTTCGTCGTAGGCAATCGTGAGATTACTGCGGCAGGGGTCAATTACAGTCCCTCGTCATCCGCTACGGCTGAGTTGGCGGCTATGTACTCTAAGAAGGGTACGATCCATGAGTGGGCTAAGTTGGCTAACAACTACGCCCGTGCGGGTAATGAAGACCGTGCGTTCATTCTGTTCGCAGGGTTTGGCTCTGCATTGTTCAAGTTCACTAACTTGAGTGGCGGCATCATTCACCTGACCAACAACGGCTCGGGTGTGGGCAAGACCACGGTTCAGCACATGGTCAATAGTATTTGGGGTCGCCCGATTGAGACCTTGATGAATCAGGAGGACAAGTACCTTGCCCGTATGCACCGTGTCTCTATCCTTGGTAACTTACCCGCTACGATTGACGAACTAACCAACATGGCTGACGAAGAAGTTAGCAACATAGCGTACAGCATTACACATGGTCGTGGGCGTAACCGCATGCAGTCACAAGTTAACGCAGAGCGTAGCAATACACTGCGCTGGGCTTTGATAGCGATTACATCAGGCAACAAGAGCTTGTACGATCAACTGTTTAACCTGAAGGACTTTCCTGAAGGTGAGCTGATGCGTATCTTGGAGTTCACAATCTCTAAGACCGATAACATGACGAAGGCTGAGTCAGACGCGGCTTTCAACGCCATGTATGACAACTATGGTGTGGCGGGTGAAGTGTTTATCCGTTATGTCATTACCAATCTGCCTGAAGTTAAGAAGATGTTGGAGAAAATCCAACGCAAGTTTGATAAGGCGGCAGGGCTTACTCAGCGTGAGCGCTTTTGGTCTGCGAAGGCGGCATGTGCCATCACTTCCGGTTTGATCACTAAGAAGTTAGGACTTCACAACATTGATGTGGCAGCCGTGTATAAGTGGGCTGTGGAAACAATTGGTAGGATGAGAGTTGAAGTACGCCCCGGGGCATCAGGTCCGATGGCACACCTTGGATTATTTTTGAACAAACACAACAACAATATGTTGATTGTAAAAAGCACGGCTGATAAACGGTCGGGGCTGTTCGAAGCGCCAGTGCGTGAACCCCGTGGAGAGTTGATCACTCGGTACGAGCCGGACACCAAACATTTGTTCATCACAGTCAAGATACTGCGTGACTGGTGTAGCGACAATCAAGTTTCATACAAGTCACTGGTCGATGACTTGAATAAGATGGGCGCATCACTGGGTGTCGTTAAGAAAGCCATGTCCCGTGGCTCTGATATGACCACACCATCTGTCAGTGCATTGGTAATTGATTGCGCAAAAGCAACAGTGCTTGATCCGGAAGATACACCACCGTCACCTAGCGATGATATTGAATAGTGGCTTGCCAGTTATTATTGAATGGCACAAGTTTATAATTGGTAGTTCGTTTTATATTCCAACACTTGACCCTGATAAGTTGGTAGCGGATATAAAACGGGAAGCACGAGAGCGCAATATGACTGTCAAGTCGCGCTTTTGTTTGGAGAACGGCACACAGGGTGTGAGAGTCTGGCGCATTGGATGATCATGTGATAGAGTTCGCCTAGCAACTTGATCTCCTCTCCTTCCAGTTGCTGATCTCCTGATCTTTCCCCCCGGCTAAAAACCGGGGGGTTTTTTCATTTAATCACGCAGTTCTGCAATATCGCGTTCAAGCAATGGACGCAGTTTCTTGTTCAACTGCACACCGTGGCGCATGTCTTCTGAGATGCGGTCACGATTCTTAACAGACTTAGTAATCGTGGATTCAGTAATTTTTAACTCAGGGTACTTGTCGCCCAAGTCATACAACTTCTGACGCAACTCATCAGCACGTTCATAGTCCCCCATGCGCTCGGCGATGTAATACTGTTTAAGGTACTTCTTCTCCATGCCGCTAATGGTGTCGCCCTTTTGTTTGGCGTATGCGTTTTCTTCGTACTGCGCCATCAAGTCAGCAGGAGCAAATCCCATCACTTGCATAGCCGCGTTGTATCCGTTGATTTCACCCATCACTGGGTCACCACGTAATGTGTTTGCACCTTCAAAGTAGTAGCGTCTACCTTTGAGGATGTTGCGCAGGCCAATAGGCAGTGCCGCCTCGATAGCGCGTTCTGTATGTCCTTCAGACGCCAACTCTTTTGCACGATACAAACTGTTAACCACAGAGTATGGCGCACCCAATACGCTTTCTACAAATTGGCTCAAAGCACTCGCATCGGCTTTGTCGCCTTTGTTTTCACGGTAAATCAGATCAGTCCAACCCACACGATCAGCAATGCCCAAGTTGGTGAAGTAGTTGACCGGACCTTTGTACACAAGCTCACCAAGATACTTACGCATGACAGCATCGAAGTCATCTTCGTCATCATCGTTCAATGCGTTGTACGCCAACTCAGCAACCCAGTACAAGGGTAAACCCTTTGCACCTGCAAAGATTCCTGCCATGCCATATGTACCGACCAACTGGCGACGTGCGGCTTTAATACCCTCAAGTTCTTTACCAGTGGCACCTGCTATTGGGAGTGATCTGCGTATGGTGTCAAACAACATGTAGTACATGGTGAAGCCGAAACGCTTAAACACGGTCAAAATCTTACCAATGTCGCTGTGACCAATACTGGGGGCGGATTCTGTGTGGCTTGCACCGTGCGAGAACTCCAACATGCGCACTGCTTTTTCAATTGCCTGCGCTTGCTTCTGCTCGTCGTTCATCTGCTTGTTGTTCTTCAGCTTCTGCATCTCCAAGTCGTACGTGGCAATCGCAGAAACTTCACGGTTAGCACGCTCGGCATGGTGGAACAAGAACGTAGAAGTTTGAGTAACCTTGTTCATCAAGTCTGAGGATTTACCCTTGTTGATCTCTCCGCGGTTACTTGCTTCCAGTGCCTCACGCATTGTTGTGTTTTGCAAGAAGCCCAGTTCATTCAAACGCTGTACAAGCGCTTTGTACTGCGGGGCTTTGCCTGCATTGACAAGGTTCTCAATAGACAGCATGGCTTTTTCTGTGGACTGCTGACCGTTAATGTCAGTGACTACACGGGTTAACCCTGATGATCCATACAGTTTAGTAGCCGCAATCAATGCTCTACCTGCCTCTAAGTAGCCATACACACCACCAAGTTGGGGGTAAGTCGCCATTGGGGTTTGTACTAAGTTAACTACGGCAGATGAGACGTTACCCGCCAAGTTAAAGTAGAACGCCCCTGCACTCGCATAGCGCGATATGTCGGACAGGGTGGGGTTCATTGCAAACTCATGACGCGCTTCAAGTTCTTTCACAATGTCTGAGCCGCGCAATGCGTTTTTACCACGGCTCTCTGCCACAGTTGCACGCATCTTATCAACCAAGCCTTTGAGTTCCTCGTTGTATTTCATGCGGGACAACTGACGCGCCATGTTGCTCGTGACGTTGGTAAACGCCAATGCCGCATCATCAATATAACCGGGGGTGTTCTTACGTTTTTGGAATGACTTGAGCACGCTGGTCTCTGGCAGTGCGCTGACAATAAGTTGGTAAAAGGCATCAATAGCCTTTTCATCCGCGTTACCGTCTTTCATAATCTTCACAATATCTGCGGCAACTGTTCCACGTGGAACAGATTTGGATTTCATCTGATCCATACGCACGGGTTCATCAAAGCCAGTATGTCCCTCGGCTTCCAACTTCTCACGCTCGAGTCTTCGCTCTGCTTGGCTTTCAAACAGTTTTGATACGGACTGATTGGTATTTTTGTCTGTGTAGACTAACCAAAAGCTACCATGACGGTACAGGGGCGAGTAATGATCAATACCCATCTTAGTGATCTTGTCCATGATCTTCTCATAGGCAGACGAGATGCGATCATTGTCGGGCGAGCCATCTTCATTGCGGAAAGTCTGGTTCAAACTGCCTCTAATAGAAGCTTTCAGTTCTTTGAACATTTCTTTGAACGCACCAAAGTGGTCGTTGTACAGCTTCTTCTCTGTATCCGTCAACGTGTTGTAGCGCTTGAACAACTGATCCCATGCGGCCAGCTTCTCTGGAGAACCTTCGTAGTTTTTACGTGGTGCGGCAGGGTTCACATCCTCAACGGTGGAGTCGTTTACAAGAGTTGACCAAAACTGATAGCGGTCAGTTTTTGCAAAGGCTTCTTCACGGTCAACCAGAGGCTTGAGTTTATTCATCAAGTTCTCGTAGTAACCTGCCATCTCGTTAACCTTATCAGAAAACGTAATTGCATCACGCCCAAGGTACTTACTACCAACTTGTCCCAACGCTGAGAGGTTTAAGAATCTCTGCAGGGTGGCGCGGAAACTGATGCCCATGTTCTCGGCTTTACCCACCCACTCAGCGGCACGCTCAGGTGTCATAACCTGCTGCTGCTGGATTATGTCGTCTACTCTCCCCATAACTTTTTGAGCCATGTTGGGGCTATGAATAGCCTGTGCATACAGTGAATCACCCTTGCGTACATCAGGCGCAGGACTTGCGATTTGGTTTAGCATGCGGTCTATGTTATCAAGCACAGACTCTTGCGCCTTGGGAGGGTAGCCAATCATGCGACGTAGGACGTTCATGATCTTGTCCCATACGGACATTTTGTTTCCGGGGGCGTACTTCTCTTTCAGGTGGCCCCGGAAGTCTTCGTTACTCCAAGCCTCTGCAACAAATTCCTGTAAGTTCTTCGCACCATACGCGCCGTCAATATCATTTTTGATTTGCGTAAAAATTTGGTTCAGTTGTTTTGTAACTGGATGCGATGGGTTGGAGATGGTATGCGACAGACCCGCATGAGACATTTCGTGCAGGATTTCGTAGTCGGTTGCATCTTCACGCAAGTAGACGGTATTGGTCGTGGGATCAAACTTAGACTTAGCCGCACCATACACAAGTTTGGTGTTGCCTGTAATCTTAGCCAAAGCTCCAGCTGTCTTACCAACAAATTCAGACGAAGCGGTTTCAGACAACGAGCGCAGCGCAAGGTTAAGATGCCCACGTCGCAGAAGGTCAAGCACGACGGGGTGTGCTTCTACAAACAAAGCGGCAATATCTTGAGATGCTTCTAAGTCCATCCCACCATAGACATCGTTCTCCAACTCCCGCGCAAGGCTTTCCAATTCTCTCTTGCGTTTCTTAGCCAAAGTATCCGTGGATTTGGATTCTGCCAATTCTTCCAAAGTGGGAGCGTACTCACCTGCTTCTTTAGCGGCTTGTGCTTCTTCTTTAACTTGCGTCTTTACGTTAGCTTTTTGCTTTTGTTGTTTGTCTAATTTCTTTAAGAACCGTGAAGCCGTAACGTTTCTTGAAGCCCAGTTTTTGGCTTCTTTGTCCATGTAGGCAACGTTCTTTGCCGACAGGTTGTTACGTACCCAGTCAGACGCATCACGCGCATGTACACCGCCCTGCCCAAGGTGCATTTGAGCTTCGTCTTCAGATGCAAAATATGCTTCAGGACCTTCAGGGTGCGCTTCAAAGGTCTTCATCTTTGAATTGCGGTATGGGCTAGGCTGAAGCGCCAAGTCGTTGGCAATAGAGCGAAGCGCCAAACCAAACTCCATACGCCCGAAATATGCACGGGCGGCTTTTTCCTGTTTGGTAGGCTTCTTTATATCAGCAAGACGGTAGACCTTTTCTTTGTCAGATGTGGCTGCCTTTTGATCTTCGGTCTCTACAACTTCTTGCGGTATGTTAATTGTTTTGACTGTACCTACGGGCGGTTGCTTGGCTGGCGGTTTACGCTTACCTGCGTCAACTGCGTTACCTTGTTCGATTGCCTGTTGTTTGGCAATCTCATCAAACATGCCCTCAGATTCCATGTACGCCAAAATCTCTAAAGCACGTTCTTGGTCAACGCCAAGTTCTTTTGCAAGGGCGTTGGGTGTAGGCTCAGTACCAGTCTGGATCAAAGACACCGCATATTTAAATAGTGGGTCGAGTTCACCCTCTACTGGAGCGGCTGACTGTCCTTCTCTTCCAGCAGACTGGTCAACATTCTGTCCAGTAGAAACCACTCCATCTGGTTGAGATGTAGTAGCTCCTGCGGCGGGCTGTCCACCACTGGGCTGGCTAACCACTCTAGTGCTCGTTCCACCTGTTGGGGCGTTAGGTCTTGCAACATTGGGCGCTCCTGTGAAGCTTTTTCTAGCCTCCGCAACTGCGGTGGGGTCAAGTGTAGAAATAAGGGTGTTGTAAGCGGCTTCATTAACATTACCCCTAAAACCGGGGTCTTCAAGTGTCTGTACTAATGTAGCAACACCTTCAGGCGTGTTTAAGTTAAGCCCCAGCAAAGATTGGGCGGCTTTGGATGTAGGGTTAACCCCTAATGATTTAATAGTGACAGCATCAACTGGTTGCTGTGCGGTGTATAGACCCTGCTCGTTTGGTGTGGCGGCACCAAACGCACTTGCTTTAGCCTTCTCTTGGCTGATCTTGTCAGCTTCAGTTTGTTTGGCTTTGATAGCGGAATCGAGTTCGGCATACGCCTGTGAGCCGGGGCGAGCCGCATCCATACGTTTTTGTAGGATGCCTAATTCTTCTTGCGTGTATCTAAAGGCTTGCTCAAGTTCTTCCTGCGTGCGAGGAACACCGGGCTGTGGCTGCACAGCGCCCATAACCTGCTGTTGCATAGCTGTTGGCTGTTGTGCTTGCTGTTGCGCAAGCTGTTCTTGTTGAGCCAACGCATCTTGTGCTTCTTTGGTTGTGAACTGGTCACGTTTGATTGTGCGGTATTGAGATACAGCTTGGGGCACGGCAAAACCTGCACCGCCAACAGCACCTTTAACAAACGCTTCTTTGTATCGTTGGATATTCTCAGGGTCTAGTACATCCTTGGCACTGCCCGCAACTTGTTCTGCATACGCACTAATTGACTCTTGCGCGGATTCAGTCAAACCTTCAGTAGCCGCAGTCTTAGCGGCATCAACGCCAATACGTTTCCACACATTGGGGGCCGCACCCGATTCTTTAGCCAACTTTTCAACGAGCTTTAGCTTGCCGTATGTGCCAAGCTGATCCATGACTTTAGTTGGAACAATAGAGTCCAACACAGAACTGATACCCCCTGCAAGGGCGGCAATTCCCGGCTCAAACTTGCCAGTTTCTTGGTAAATACTCTCAAAGACTTCGGGTGCGTTTTGCGCAAACGAACCCAGATAACTGCCAGCGTACATCGCACGGCGACCTGCAACTTGACCAGCTTGTTTAGCGGCAGTCTCTGCCGCCATCATTCCCGCACGGGATAGTGGGCCTGCTTCCAAGGCCGCTCCCATTGCACTGCGTGCCGCCATTCTGCCACCGATTATTCCCGCACCTGCGCCGGGGATTATGGTAGTAGCGGCACTGGGCAGTAACTCACCTAGCGTCTCTGCGCCGTACTCAATGGCTTGGAATGGGCTGTCAATATTTTTATACGAACGAAAACGTGTGGGATATTTCTGTTGGAGTTCTTCACGGGTCTTCTGCGCTTCACCCATCTGGCGCTCGGTGTACGCTTTATCACCACCGATAAACTGGTTGAGCATTGCGGGAGCCAGATCGCCCAGAGCGATACCTGTTTCTCCCAGTGAGCGCATGAACCCGCGCTTTGCAATCGTGCCTAAACTTGCCTCTGGTTTTGGCAGGGTGAAGTCGTATTTATCAGCCAACCTGCCCAATAATCCATTCAGCTGTTCAGGCGTGACGTTATCTGGAAACTCTACGTCTCCAAGTTTAGGCAGGTTGATAATCATGTTTAGTCTTCCAACAGATCAAATACATTACGGGCGCTACCACCACTGCTTTGAGTATCCGACATAGAGTCAGCAGTGGATTGCATTGCCTCGTTAATATAATTCTTACGGCCCTGTCTGTACAGAGCCTCACCCGCAACAGGACCATGGATTTCGATCAGTTTATCTTTAGCACGGCGGTTTGTTTCATCGTATTTGAACGCGGCATCCGCACCAACTTTAGCCATACGTGCTTGAGCTTGTTTGTTCTGTGCGGCGGCTGACGCCATCTTAGCGCCCAACATTGCATTGAACTGATTTTGCTTCATCCCCAACGCCTGCCCTTGTATGCCAAGTTCCTGCTGTTTGAGGGCAAGCATTTGTTGGGACTGTTCTAATTGACGCGCTTGTTGCGCCCACATCAACGCAGTGCGCTCATCACCCTTATTCTGTGCAATACGGAATTGTTGCAAAGTCATATTGAGCTTGAGCTGATTCTGCTTCATGTCGCGCTCTAGTTTTTGACTTTCGGCTACAGATTGAGCAATGACAGGTGACGCTTCAGCCGCACTACCAACTAAACGAGCGCCGGGTTTAGCCGCATTAGCCGCCCATTGAAAACCATATTGAGCCAGTGCTTTACCAAGCATCTGTTCTTTAACTTCTTTAGAGTCGCCTGCGCTTTGGTCAACCATGGCTTTTAGGGCGTCTATGTCTCCCTTGCTTTGCTCCTTAAGAAAGCTGTTCATGGATTTAAACTGATCCATTAAAGAATCCGCAGAGTACCCAGTTTTATTTGCAAGCTCAGACAGTCCACGCTTAACAGTGGGGCTAATTTGCGTTTTGGTTTTGTCTTCGAAGTCTGCCCTGCGTGTAGGCGGTATATCCTTGTAGGGGTCTGCCTTAGATTCTTCTTTTTTGGGTTCGGGCTTTTTTACATTGTACCCAAACAACATCCCACGTAGGCCGGGCGAGTATGACTCACCCTCATTAACATTTTGACGCAAGTCAGGCAAAAAGTCTGACACACTTAATTTACGCCCTTGCGCCGCGGAGGGGGTGCCCATAGGGTCTTGGAAGTACGTTTCCTCGCCTTCATCACCACCTTTTTTAAAAGCGACAGCCATGCCACCACCCGCCATCATCTGCTCTTGGCGTGTATATGGGAGACTATTGAACGCACCCGCCATACCACCGCGCTCAGACGCACGCATGGCTTTTTCAGATTGAATGGCTTTTAATTGTTCAATATCACCACGGGCTTTCGCGGCTTGTTCTGCTTGCTCCAACTGCGCATCAGATAGTCCATCTACGATAGACGCAACATTTTCGGGGGCGTCAACACTACCACCACCCGCAAACTTCATACCCATTTGAGACAGGCCGTATGCACCCATGCCGAGACCCGCAACCTGACCCAACATGCTACCGGGGGCTTGATACATTGAAGACACAGTACCCATAGGAGTGCCGCGCATCAGGCCGGACATAAACTCCAACTGCTGATATGGATACTGCTTTTGCGAAAGAAAATCTTGGTATCGCTGACCAAGAATGTTTTGCACTTGTTGTTGCTGTTGACCACCAAACTGGTTTTGCAACTGGTTGATCGCCATGTTCTGCTGTTGACCAGTGTTGTACTGGTTAGTAGCATTGGTGTAAGCAGACTGTAGTCCTTGGGCCTGAATGTCACCCATCTGTGTGCCGAGGTTACGTGCGCGTTCCGCACGCATGATGGCATCGCGGCCACCACCAAAAGCACCGGCTTTTGTCATCATGGCTTGATCGCTCAAACCTCCCATTTGGGATGATCGTGCGGCCTCTCGCTTTTGTACATCCACTACATTTTGCATGTAGGGCGACATGTACTGCCCAACTTGGGATTGGAACGCCCCCGGCCCAGCCTGCATGTTTGCAGCGCCTTGATAAGACTGTTGTTGTAGAGGTGTAAACTGCGCAACACGTTCACCCGTGTATGATTGATACGGGTTTTTGTCAATGTCTGTTAATTGTTCAGCGGTTCCTAACGCTTTCTTAGCGTAGCCCCGTGCCCACTCTGGTACGTCTTGAATTTGTGTGGATGTCCCACTGCCGCCGCCACCGCTCATATTTTTACTCCTACAATTCGGTACTTCTCTTCAAAGCCGTACCGTGACCATAACCGTGCAATTGACTCACGTGCGGCACCTTCAATGCACGTAGCCCCAAAAGAACCCAACAACTCCTTGAGTTGCTCAACTGAATCTTCACTAGAAACCAAACGCCCACCGATGGCTGTGATGAAAGCTACACGGTTGTTTGGACGGTTAAAAAAATCAACCGTAGCCGCGCCCTGTACGCCATTATCATCTACTGCAACAACTAGTGTCCAGTTTCCCATCGCTACTAACGATTTAACTTGCTCTAATGTGTAGTCACCCTGCGAATACTCTAAGGCGGAAGACAAAAAACCCTCAACCATAGGCCACACATGGTGGACATGCGAGATGTCTACACGCTGAAGGATCATGCTGGTAGATACCTATCGGCACGTGAGTTTGTGGCTACACGATTTTTACCAACTGTCCGCCCACGGGTAGCTTGGATACGCTCCATCATGGCGTACAACTTACGTGCACCGGCTTCGGTAGATCCGTTACCCAATTCAGACACAATACGTGCAGGCACTACGAACTCGCCATCGGCAAGACGTGCAGGTTGACGTTTAGCGCCAATGGTTGCTGGAATGGAATCAGATACGCCATCACCGGGTCCACGCAGTAAACGACCGCCATCAGAATAGCCGCCTAGAGTGCTACCACCCATGGCATAGCGATGAGCAGCCATTAAGCCACCGTTAGCCATACCTTGGAAGTCGTAAGAATCTTCATCAAAATTACTACCACCAAAGTCACTAACGCCTAAACCGTACTTGCCAAAGTCGTCGGACTGCTCAAAGCCGAGGTCACCAAAATCACCACCAGCGTCAGAGTCCCCTTGGAGAGCGTCAATTACCTCTTGAACATCGGAAGTTACAGCTTCTTGTTCAGCAGGAGTATAGTTTTGCGCAACTTCTTGTACAGGTGCTTCCTGTTGTACTGGCTCAGGTTGTACGGGTGTTTCCTGTTGTTGTACAGGCTCTACGTAATTTTGATCGTAGGGTGTAGGTTCTTCCCGCACAGGTTCTTCCCGCACAGGTTCTTCCCGCACAGGTTCTTCCCGCACAGGTTCTTCCCGCACAGGTTCTTCCCGCACAGGTTCTTCCCGCACAGGTTCTTGCTGCACAGGTGTAGGTTGTACTGGCACGGGTTCAGGTTGTATAGGCTCTGGCACATATGGCTCAGTGTACGGATCGCCCTGATATGGTACGTACGGCTCAGTGTATGGATCGCCTTGATATGGTACGTACGGCTCAGTGTACGGATCGCCTTGATATGGCGCAGGTTCTTGCTGCACAGGTGTAGGTTGTACTGGCTCAGGTGCACGATCTTCAACAGGGATGTTGGGATTAGCTGGCTCTGGCTTGAACCCTGAGTATGTGTCGTAGTTGTCAACCGCAATTGTTGCCGCATCAATGTCCGAGGCACGGCGACTATCTTCGTAATTATTTGCAGCGATAGCCGCATCTAAATTGCCCCATGGGTTTTCTCTTGCCAAAGCTTCCCGTTCAAGTGCTGCCGCGCTTGCGTCAATATTAGTGTTTGTATCAATCGCAGCTTGCAAATCACCAAACTCATCTCTGTTCAACAACTCTTCTGGCGTTGGATTAACAGGAGTTGTCTCATTTTGAGGAGAAGTGTAAGGGTTATTATCACGTAAATAACCCAGCTCATCATCATTTAAACTTTCGTTGTAAGCATTTTCGCCTGCTACTTCTTGCTCAATCTTATTTATAGCATCTTGGCTTTCTTGGTCATAGAGTGATTGCTCGTACCTATCAATTGCATCCTGACGATCTTGATCGTACTGCTCGTTTGCAACTTCTTCTTCAATTTTGTTAATAGCGTCTTGATTTTCTTGGTCGTATGGGTCGACTTCAGCTGGAGGGGCATTACCCACACTTGCGCCACCCATAATAGGACTAGCACCGCCTCCACCACCGCCGTCACCACCGCCAGTAGGTTGGGTTGTAATGTTTGGTTTTGTAGCGATTACTGGGTTTGTTGCCGCTGAAGTTGGACCTAAACCCATCAAATATCTGTAAGCATCACCAGACTCCCCAGTCATTGTGTAGAACGGGTTGCTTGTAGTGGGTTGAATGCTACCAACTTGAGCAGGAGAAGATGCAGGTTGTGCAAAAGGCACGTTACCAGTAAAAGGTCTTACGTTGTTCATTGCTGCGGCACCTTGCAACAATGCTGTGTTTGGTTTGTAAGGGGGCACATCCGAGGTGTCACCACCCTCATCAAAGTGCGCTATGCCCCCTTCATTAAAACCCTTGGTGTTTGGCAACCTTGTATAAGACGGACGGAAATACGTACGTTCGCCAGTAGCCGCACCTGTGTAGCCTGCATTAGGATCAGTCACACGACCGGGATCAAAACTGTAGTTGTAGCGTTCATTGTCAGAAGGTGGAGGACCTTGATCACCAGAATCCATCAAAGCAGGTGCTAGTGCCATACCGGCAGTTTTTGCCGCGCCAAACCCACCACCCAAAGAACTTAATGCCGCGCCACGTCCGGCTTCAGTACCTAGACCTTGAATACCATATTTAAGTTTATCCCCTATTGATAACGCATTAGAAGGGTTAATTTGTTCAATTGGGGGGACGGCTTTACCAGCAAAACTTGAAGCAGGATTAGCGGCCTCTGCCGCTCCAGCGGAAGCGGACAAACCAGTCATCAGACCTGAGCCACCATAAGCACCCAGACCCGCCATGAGACCCTTCTCCAAACTGCCAGTACGAGCTGCTTGAACACCGCCAACTCCTAAACCAATCATCCAAGGAGCCGCCGCACCGCCAGTAAGGGCAGTAATACCAGCGCCCGCAATCATAGGCAGGAGGTTCTTTAGAAAGCCAGCCTCTACAAGACCCGTATCAGGGTTAATACTTAGTGAGCCGCCATGCGCCCGTGCAATTTCCTGAAGACTTTTTACTTCTCCACGGGTCATGTGAACAAGCGTGTCATCAGGGCCACGACCTCGTGAAGCCAAGTAATTTGCAGCGTGTTGTAGGCTCATAGTTGCCTCTTAAAAGGGGGGTTAATCAAGTTTATCATGGTGGAAGCGCAGACACAAATGACAGCGTAGCCACAACAGAAGCTGTAGACGGTTTAGTTGGCGTTCCAGAAGCTGGATACTGCTCAATAGTAACCAAAGGATTGGGCACAGACCAGTAAATCTGCACGTAGTCATTAGCGTTCATGGACAAGAAGTAATTCCAACCCTTAATGTCGTGATACGGAACCCCCGCGCTCTTTCTAGCTGGCATGCCAACTTTTCCAGTTGACCCAACAATATCAGTCCCGTTTTGCCTCAGCCAAATAAACATGTCTTCAGGAGCGTTATCTAAGTTCTGCACCTGCACGCTGAACTGTAAGTTATAGATACCAGCGTTAGCTACCGTTATTTTTGACCCAGTATCGAGAAACACATCACTGGAAAAATCCGTCACAGACAGCGCCATTAACGTAGCTGTATTAGCTGTTGTTGTTTGGGTGGTAAAGTCTGAAAAAGCACCGTAAGGCACGCGCAGGCCAGCCGTATTTGATGCAGTATTAAACCGAGTGAAAAATTCATCAAGGCGGTTAAAGTACAAACGCAAGATGTTAGAAAATTGGTCTTGATAACGGGACTCGTACTGCTGTGGCGCAAGTGGTAAACTTGGAGCCGCAATTCTGTTAAGTTCATTTTCGGTAGTAACAATCATTGTCATGAGTTACCTCGACGGCCATCTTGTTTAATGTCAATGCGAGGGCTACCCAACTGCCATGTAGAACCTAGTTGCTCGTTTTCAAACTGAATAATCATCTGACGACCACGAACCCTAATATAGACCTGACCAGTAAACTGCTCAATTGGCACCGTAGAGGTACGTGTAATAGATGCGTTATTACTACCAGCAACAGATGTTGGGTTGTTAAAACCAGAACCTGAGTTTTGCATGGGGATCAATGTCAACGTACCGGTTGGATTTACTGTAGTAGACCCATTGAAAGTAATGTCGGGCAGAATACGCCATACAAACCCAAAGCGGTCGCCGTCATCAATATCAAATTCTGATGAGCTAACGTACGAATAAATTGCAACGGGAGATGCATTTGTGTTGTCATCCAACCCCAACTCATGATATACCACATTATTTGAGTATGTTGCGGCCATTGGATAGTTACGTAGGCCAGAGTCAAGCCATGCTGTACGCGCCATGTTACCGTAATACCACACACCCTCACCACCGTTTTCAAGGTAGTTATAGACTACATAGCGGTCAATCGTAGAGGACGATGCCGAGCAATAGAAGAACCAAACTTCATTGAAGCCTTCATTGGTACTGGCAAAGAATTGGTCAGCTTGGTCAAGATTAATATCGCTATAGACGTATCGCAGAAGATCGCAACGCACTGTCTGGATGCGACCGTCGTATCTGTAAAACTTGTCTACACCCATCCAATATATCACCCCCGATGCAATAGCAACTGAGTTTGGACCCACAATAGATATATTGTCACCAAGCAACTGAGAACCCCAGATGACGGGTGGGCCAAGATACTGTAACGAATACAATGTTGAATCTGTAAACACTAAAAGTTCTTGGCGTGCCTGCATTACAGTCACAATCTTTGAACCGTGTGATAACAATAAACTACCAGCTTGGTTTGTAGCCGCGGGTGTCCACTGATATATATTTTCTTGATCTGACCAACGAAGAAGCATTTGATTTTGTGTGGCACTACCATAGTCATTGCAACCAAATGCAAACACAAAGCGGGATGCGTCAGATACTGCCAAATAGTTTTGAACTATAGGCACATCAACAATATTGGAAATATAAACACCAGAACCTGTAGATGTTGTATTAATTAGGTTACCAATACTGTCCGTCAGATTAAATGTAAGCCCATCTACATTAAACACGTAATAAGTTGTACTTGCAGATATACCGGTAGGCAGTGACCCTGTCGCTGCAAATTGAAGAGTTGTACCTTCTGAAAACGTAGTTGTTGCAGTGACTACAGTTGGGCTTGCATTTGTAAACGATACCGCTCCACCCAAACTTGATACC